CTACCTTTGAAAAATTGTTGGCAAGCGTTGACCCCGACCATACAAGGGAGGGATTAAAGGAAACACCCGAAAGAGTGGCAAAGGCATGGGAATTTTGGACGTCTGGTTATAATACTGACCCTGCAAGCGTTCTGAAAACATTTGAGGATGGGGCGGATGGTTATGACCAAATGATATGCGTGAAAGACATCCCAGTGTACTCACACTGTGAGCACCATCTCGCGCCTATCTTTGGTACAGCAACGATTGCTTACATTCCAAGCAATAAAATTGTGGGGCTTTCCAAGTTGACACGTCTTACTGAAATTTTTATGCGTCGTTTGCAGGTGCAAGAGAGGCTCACAACACAGATAGCCGATGCTATTGAACAACATTTGCAACCAATAGGCGTCGGCGTATGTGTGAAAGCGCGGCATTTTTGCGTTGAGAGCCGTGGGGTGTGTGCACAGGGGCAGGTTACTGTTACTACCGCCCTACGGGGCGCTATACGCGACGAGGCAGCCGCAAAGCACGAGTTTTTAACAATGGCAGGGGTGCAATAATGCACCTCTACATGGCTTCCCTCTATGCCAACAATTACCCGCGCGGCGGGCACAGGCATCCGCACTTAAACGAAAGGGAAGACGAAATTGTAACGGAACAACCTTATGTTCTAGAATCTTGGCACTATATCGGGCGGGGTAAATACGCCCGATATTTGCGAGAAAATGACGCGAAAGTGTTCCTTGACTCAGGAGCCTTCTCAGCCTGGACATTAGGGGTTGAATTTAAAGTTGCAGATTACGTCTATTTTATAAACAAGAACCGAGACTTGATAAAAGTAGAAGACGGTATTCTTCTCGCTTCCGTGCTTGACGGTATCGGCGACGCATTGTCTTCGTATCGAAACCAACTAGAAATGGAAGCGCGGGGCATTAGACCTTTACCATGCTTTCACGCAGGCGAAGACGTTCGCTATTTAGAATACTATATTAAGAATTATGAATACATCACACTAGGCGGCATGGTTGGCAGTTCTACTAAGGCTTTGCTCACATGGCTTGACCGTATGTGGGATTTGTATTTGACAGACGGCAGCGGCAACCCGCGTTGCAAGGTGCATGGTTTTGGTATCACTTCACAAGAAATAATCGAGCGCTATCCGTGGTGGAGTTGCGACTCTTCGTCTTGGGTGCAAGCCGTGGCCTTTGGCGCTATTTACATTCCGGAGCTTGGAAATGTGAACGTGTCCACAAAATCTGGAGCAAGGCATTTTTTAGGTCAACACTTTACGACAATGACGCCAATGGAACAGGAAGTGGTGTTACATTGGATACATAAAGCCGGATTTACTTACGAAAGATTATCGACGCAATATGTTAGCCGTGCAGCTTTTAACCTTTGGGCGTATAATAGGGTGCAAGATAACATAAACGCTAACAAAGTTCACAGGTTCAAGATTGGCAAACAGGAACTATTTCAATGAAAATTATAGACGCTTTGAAATTTACACAGGGCGCGGTCAGTAAGAAAGAGTTTATACCAGCATTGACGCACTTTCGCATAGAGGGCGGGCATATTCGCAGTTTCAACGGTACGCTTGCGCTTTCATGCCCGATAGCAATAGACCTTGATTGTATACCAAAAGCGGGACCGCTAATTAAGGCTATTGAACAGTGTGATGAAACTGTTACTTTATCCCTCACAAAAGGGCGGCTAAATGTAAAGTCTGGTAAGTTTAAGGCAAGCATTCCTTGCTTTACCGAAGACGATACACCACACGTCTATCCAACTGGAACAGAAATGCAAATAGATGGGGAAGCACTAATTAAAGGTTTGAAAGTATGTGCACCATTTATGGCGGACGACGCATCACAAGCATGGGCAATGGGTGTCTGCTTAGGTAATCAATCCATGTACGCAACAAACAATATCGCCGCCGTTGAATACTGGGTGGGGAGCACCATGCCCCATTGCATTATCCCTAAACCTTGCGTCAGCGAATTGTTACGCATACATGATGCACCGTATAAGGTGCAGGTTGACAGAACGTCTATTACCTTTCATTACGAAGGAGAGCGCTGGTTACGGACGCAGGTCGTTGATGCGGATTACCCTGACTTTGATACCCTGTTAAATGTGGAAAGTAATCAAAAACCAATTGACGAGAAAATATTCGAAGGGTTGGTAAAAATAAAACCGTTCCTTGATAAAATGGCTCACGTTTATTTCTTTAACGGTTTAATGTCTAGCGTGTCCAATACCTACGAAGGGGCAAATTATGAATTAGGCGACGATACAATGGAGGGCATTTATCACCACGGCACATTGCTGAAACTGAAAGGAGTTGCTCACACTATTGATTTCAGCAAGTATCCGAAACCTTGCCCGTTCTTTGGTGAACGCTTGCGCGGTGTAATTGTAGGGATGTTGGAGGCTATCTAATGCGCTATGATTCTATGGGGTTATTCTGGAACGATGCGCCAGCGCGTTCTAACACTGTGATTAAAAAGACCAAAGCAGCGCCGCCAGAGCCTGTATGGTTGCGAGACGATTATCTTCCAGGGCTTGCAGAAGCGCAGGAATTCAATTTGCCAATAATGACCCTTGATGAAATTATTCAAGCGCAAAAAGAAAAGCATGAATTACTGTTCGATATTGAGGTTTATAAGAATTACTTCTTAGCAGGTTTTAGGTCTAACACAAATAATAAGACAATCTACGTTGAAGCAAGAAATGATGAAAAAATCGATACCGATAAGCTAAGATGGATTGTTGAAAACTTTCGTATCGTTGGTTTCAATTCGCGGAATTATGACCTCCCGATAATCACAGCGGCTTGCACTGGCCGCCCTATTGAATGGTTAAAAGATATGTCTGACCGCATTATTCAAGGGGATGAAAACGGTTATAACATATTGCGCGCTTTCAAAATAAAGGCATTGAAGTGTGACCACATTGATATTCAGGAACCTTGTCCAGGCTTCGGTTCCTTGAAAATTTACGGCGGGCGGGTACATACACCATCAATGCAAGATTTACCATTCCCGCCAGAACGGGTGTTATCACAAGAACAAATGGACATCACAAGGTGGTACTGCTTAAAGAAAGATTTAACATCCACACAGATGCTTTATAACGCAATACAGGAAGAAATAGAATTGCGTTATGATTTGTCAAATGAATACAAGTTAGATTTGCGGTCAAAGTCAGATGCGCAAATTGCAGAGGCTGTAATTGCAAGCGAGATATACAAAGCCACAGGCGAAAAGCCAGAACGCCCTGAAATACGTCCCGGCCATACGTTTCAGTTTAGAATGCCGGAGTTTCTGCGTTTTGAAACACCGATGATGCGGCAGACACAAAAAATAATTCGGGATTTGAAATTTACAGTAGAAGAAAACGGCACAGTTGACTTTCCAAAGAAACTTAAAAACCTGAAAATTCCCATAGGTAGTTCCGTCTATCGCATGGGAAAAGGTGGTCTTCACAGCACAGAAAAGAAGGCCTTTCACAAGGAAGACGAAGAATACATAATACGGGATAAGGACGTTACGTCGTTCTATCCTATGATAATTCTCAATCAGGGTTTATATCCAAAACATCTTGGCAAAACTTTTCTTAAAATATTCCGCAAGATTGTAAACCGCCGTATTGATGCCAAGCATAAAGGTCTTAAAAAGATTGCCAGTATTTTGAAAATCGTCATCAACGGTACTTATGGCAAATTAGGGAGCCCTTACAGCATTATTTATTCACCGGAGCTTATGATACAGGTGACGCTCACAGGTCAGTTGTCCTTGCTTATGCTGGCCGAACGCTTGGAGCTGGCGGGTATATCTGTGATTAGCGGGAATACTGACGGCATTGTTATTAAATGCAAGCGCACAATGGAAGCGCAGATGGAGGCCATTATCAAGCAATGGGAACAGGATACGCAATTTGAGATGGAAGAGACAAAATACTTTGCATTGTTATCAAGGGATGTGAATAATTATATCGCCATTAAAGAAGCTGACGAGAATGGAAACTTTGAAACAAAGTCGAAAGGCGCTTATGCAGACTTCACACTACAAATAAATCCGACATCACAAATCTGTGTAACAGCAGTCAAGGAATACTTAACCAAAGGCACAAATATAGAACGCACTATACGGGGTTGTGATGACATCCGGCAATTTGTTACGGTGCGCAAGGTTAAAGGCGGGGCGGTTAAAATGTGGTCGCGGGCAATACCATTACACAGCGACAAACCCGATTTACTGCGCAAAATGGGATTTGAAAAGCAAGCGGGTGTGTACTGGAAACACCCAGAATGGAACGAGGGCACCGTGGCCGCCACAGATACCGCTTATGATTTAGCCGTGAAGATGTGCCCCATGCCAGAACCTACCTATTTAGGGTCTGCCATTAGATGGTACTACGCAAGGCAGGAAACAGGGAATATTGTCTACGCACAATCGGGCAACAGCGTTCCGAAGTCATTAGGAGCCAAACCATTGATGGATTTACCTGATACCATTCCTTCTGATGTTGACTATGATTGGTACATCCAGGAAGCACAAAATATACTTGCAGACATTAACTTTTCGTAATGTTACAAGGCTTGCGCATCATAGGGATAGCTGTATAATGCACCACATGGAAAGCGGAAAAGCCGCTAACCTAAGCAAAACACCATAAACAAACAGGAGCTAACTATGGCAACTAAAACCTTAAAAGACGTGAAAGTAGAATTTGAAAGTACTGAACTTGGTATCCTTATCAGAGGACGTGTTAACGCAGTTCTTCGCGGTGATACCAAACATCCCTCGCCTGATGGCTATGTAGACTTGGAACTTGATAAAGACTCTTTCTCAACTAATATTGAAGAATGCTATGCGGATTGGAACGACGACAAAGAGGATTACGAGTCGGAACTTTCAGCCTTAGAAATTCCCACTGAATATGCGGTTGCCTTTGCAGAACACTGCGAGAGCATTTTGCCGGAACTCTCCGATGATTATGAATGGGACGGTAACGATGACTAATCAGAAATATCCAATAGAGCAGGTTATCCCCTGCTCTATCCACGGCAATAAAGACAGGGTAATAGTTCGGGATTACCACGATTACTTAGAAGTAGTTATTCCCACAAAAAGAAAAGGTGTTTACGAAGATTTTTGTTACAAGGTAAGCACACCACTCCGTGCCCGCATGATACGGGTAATGTGCGAGAAAGGCGCAGTGCGCTTATATCGTGAACATGATACCTGTTCAATTACCATCCAGGAAGTATGTGTAAGTAACTGGGTCGAACATGACCCAGACCTGTGGCTCTACAAAGTGGGGAGTAAAGTGTTATGAAGTATCTAATCACAGGGTTCTTGTTTGCGTCCTTTGCATGGGCGTCAAACGAAGATTACAAAGACGCAAAAGTTTCTGAACAAAAATATTGTGAAGGTGTGCAAACCAAAGCACATCACGATTACAAATCCATCTACAAAGAGGTGTGTCATGGAAAATAAAACTAAAATCCTTCTCGCGGTTGCGCTTGCTAGTTTCTTCACAGGTGGCGTCTTGATAGGTTATGCATGGGGTCATAGCACTGTGACTGTAAACATTGGCAACGGAAGCACCACATTTAACCGTGGCGAACTTATAAGACAACAGGAAGAAATAATCAGAAAGAGCGAAGAACGAGAAGCTGCTATCCAAAAAGAATACGACGATTTAATGGCAAAGCTGGAAGCCGATAGTAGAGCTAAACAACAGGAACTTGATAGGGAAGCGGAAGAATTGCGGAAGCGAAGAAACGATAACTTTCAACAGCTAGGAAAGCAGTTGATGCAATAAACAGAAAGCCCGCGCAAGCGGGCTTTATTTATGGCACGGTGGCAATCTGATACCATTTATTACCAGCAGAAGTGTTATAACAAATGAATATTTTATCTTGAACTATAAACACAGCCCCTCTCGTGGAATAATATGCCGACGGTAATTCCGCTCCATTTACAGTTGTTGTAAGAACGATATTATCACTAAATACTTCTCCAGATTGAAATACCCATCGATTTTGTTTATAACGATAAATTGTTCCCGCACTTCTCATCAACCAATCGTTTTTCGGTTGGATTAGCTGAAACGCCTGTTTATTTTCAGACCACATTGTCAACCATCCTCCTTTACCAGACCAATCACCACTGAGTTGTCGTTTGAGAGGAGGTATTATAATTAAATTTCCAGACTTTTTGAATGTTTCTCCAACTTCGGAGCTATTTTTAGCAGTTGTTAGTTTCGCTTCAAAAATTGGAGTCATGCAATCATTTCTTTCTAGGAAGTCCAGCATTTCATTGAACCATTCCTCACCCTTTGCATTACCAATCCAATTACCATTATCAGAATATTTAGCAGGCATTTTAATCTCCAAAAGTTGCGCCAAAGTTTACACCAAAGCCATTCCGCTTCCGTTTGATTTTTACTGTGTGCTGGTAAGCTGTGTGACTAGGCATACCTGCCCGAATACTACCAACACTAATCCATAAATAACCGCCGTACTTCTCAGCTTCTTTTTGCACGTCTGCAAAGTTAGGCAGTGCCCAAGTACGGGTTGCGGAATCAACTTCAACGGCGACAACGCGTCCATTACTGCCATCTTGCCCATAATAAATCTTAATGACAATCTTCGTCTCAGGTTCAATTTCATTAGGGGCGTTTTTCCAATCATACAACGTCTTAAATCCTGAGTCTGACAAGCGGTTTCTATTGCTCCAGGTAATCACAAGTTTATCTTGTATCAATTCCGGGAACCATTCGCCGTTAAATTGCAGATAGGCGGGCGGCAGAGGTTTATATTGTCGAGCGTTTACATCTGTCTGTATTTCAGGGGCGTTATTGAAATTTAGCACCGCCTGAGTATTACGCGGGCAGAGACGGACGTAAGTATGTTCCCAGCCAAAGTAAGACCTGAAATCGTCTATTGCATGGCCTTCACAGAACATTATAAGTTCACCTTCTGCATGGGCAATCGGCACCGTATCAAGGCAGCCGCGTCCTACTGTTATTTCAGAAGCCGTCACGCTATCTATCCGTACAATTTCTTTTCCTAAGTACGCAAACGAACCGCTT